TGGGAGGTTATAACCCATTTGTCGTCTCCTTATTATATGAGGCTAATTGAAAGAGTAGTCTTAGTAGATGTGGGTGTTAAAATACAACCTAAATCGAAGGGGTTTACCCCTGTTGAGAGGCACTCTAGGACTTTAGGGCACCCCACACATTCTACTGACTTACTCATAAGTGAACTAACGTCTATTTTTGATTGAAGTAGCTTCATAGACGAGTGGCTAATGCTATTACGTAACACCACGCTTTGAACCAATAACTTACCTAAGCCCTTAGCTCGTATACCGTAATTACGATCTAACGACTGCAGCCAGTGGTCTAATGACCAACTTAACTCAGCGTATACCATTACTGGGGCCTTGAATGTAACCCCTATGCCCATAGATACTTGAGCTATGATTACCCCACTGGTGCTAGCGTTAAAGCTATCTTCCACCTCCGAGTGGTGTTTGGTAGTGGAGTTATACTCAAATACGGGAGCGCCAAGTTTCCTTATCCGCTCACCTAGTTGCTGCAGTACCCACTGGTGCTTTGCCCACAGTATAACTTTCTTACCTGACTGAAGATGGCTGTCCACTAACTCCACTACGGCATCAAGTACCTCTGTAGAACCTACTAGGCCTATATCTCTACCAGGGTCTTTCGTTTCCACCTTACAGCTTCGTGTGTAAGGTTGAACACCCTTCGATATACATGAGTCCATAAAGCTACAGCCGTCACAGAGGGTACTGTTTTTTCTAGACTTATAGGCAAAACCCATAGACAGTTGCGCTAAGCGGGTCATAACAGTCAGTGGGTTAGGTACTTCAGGTAACTGTACAGTCCCTAAGCTGATGGCCTTACCCTTTACGGTCTCGTTATACACCTTCCTAGTTCTAGTACTAGCAGGGATCTCTATTATTTGAGTTACCCTGTCAGGCATGTCCAAGCACTCCTCAGCTGTTTTACGAATAGATACCGAGGTAACTAGGTCGTTTAACTGATCTAAGTTCTTGTACCCTGTAATAATGTGCTTATTGTAGGGTGAACGGATGGCGTATGTGTTCAAGAAATGCCAGGAATTGGGGACAGTGAAGTCCCCTATAGCCTTTAGCTGCGCCCATAAGTGTTGTGGTGACCCCAAAGAGGGTGTTCCAGATAGGAGTAGTCTACGGGCAACTGGCTTTTTGGTTAGCATCTCCAGTACTGCTTTGGTTTTACCGGACCTGGGAGTTCTAATGGAGTGCGATTCATCTAGTATCACATCCGTGTAAGGTACTACTTCTAAGAGCAAGTCCTTTGCGACACGGCACGTGTCATAGGTGACTACAATACCCGCACACCCTGGTGTGTTTACCGCCTCAAGGACCTTTTTAGCCCGTGCCTTCCCTGTAGCCACTATAGGTATAAGGCTTAGGGTGTCTTGGGAGTGGAATTCCATTTCCTTTTTCCAAGTGAATTGGTTCACCTTTAGGGCTACGACTAACCAGAAGCTGTCTTTACGCACACCTCGTACGTACTGTATTAAGTCACAGCCTACTTTGGTTTTCCCCAGTCCAGGGTCTAAAAATAAACCAAGCCTCGGCATGTGTAAGGCAAGGCTTAAGGCCTCAACTTGGTGGTCATAAGGCTTTACCTTAGGGCTATACCCCTTTAAGTTTTGTTGAGACATCCCTGTCTTGGCCTGATCCACCTGCTTCCTAAGGGTTATAACTTTGCTATCCTCATGTAGAGGTGACACTGATTTTAGACTAGTTAGGTCGTCTAGTACCCACTCCGCGAAGGGTAGAAATCCAGGAGCAAACCATGTATTGCCCTTCTTTACGATCCCATATATACTACGTACCGCTGGTACCTCCACGGGGGCTACTGTGCTAATTACTATAACCGGTAATCCTGAGGAGGATGTAGCTACCGTAATGTTTGCCATAAGTACCTCCTTTCGTAACATTAAAACATAACTGCTCATGGCGTTTACTTATAACACAAAAAAGCAGTAATTAGGGGAGATACCACATGCTCGGAGACACCTTTAACTCACAAACTAGTGGGACTAATGGGGTATACGGAGACCCAATGCGTTTATGGGCGCATTCGTTCTCATCACGTAACTTAAAGCAGCTATTTCGTTGGACGGAGTACCTCTACTATAACTCAGCTCAAATCTTTGCCGGCACTAAAAAGTTTGCAGAGTATCCAATAACAGAGCTGGAGTACATGTCCGACAGTGATAAGATCACAGGTTTATACCGAAAGCTGCTTGAGGATATAGTGGGTATAAAGAGGGCTTTAATCAAATCGTCTATAGATCTGCAGGTTTACGGCAACTCCTTTACCTCAGTACACCTCCCCTTTAAGCGTTTCCTGAAGTGCTCCAAGTGTTCCTTTAAGCAGGCTGCTACAGTGATTGAGTTTAAGTACAACCCTAACAAGGCCACATTTAAGCATGTCTGCACAGATTGTGGATTTGAGGGTACTTCTAAGGTAGTTGATACCTTACAGCTATCTCCAGATAAGATAAATGTAGTCCGGTGGGACCCTAAGTTAATTCAGATTAACTACAATAGTGTGACCAGTGAGTGTGAGTACTACTTACAAGTCCCATCTAGTCTTAAGTCCAAGGTACAGGGTGGGGACAAGCACCTAGTGACTACTTTACCCTTGGCGCTACTAGAGACTATAGCTAAAGGGGAGTTGTTTAAGTTTAACGACGATGAGCTCTTTCATATGAAGGCTGACTCTCCAGCAGGTGTAGAGAGTGGGTGGGGGTATCCACCCCTCATAACCTGTATGCCTTTATTCTACCATGCCAGCGTGCTTCGAAAAGCTAATGAGTCTATAGCTTTAGAGCGCATAGTACCAATGCGGGTAATGCATCCCCAAGCTATTAGTGGTAACGCCGATCCCATCCTAAGTTTATCCATGGGTAAATTTATGAGTGAGGTGGAAGATAACATAGAGAAGTGGCGCAAAGACCCTAATCATATAATGATGAGTCCTGTAGCTGTGGGGGTATCTCAAGTGGGTGGGGAAGGTAGAGCCTTGATGGTAAACGCAGAGATTCAGCAAGCAGAAGACAATATCATTGCTGCTATGGGTTTCCCCAAAGAATTTGTATATGGGGGCCTTAGCTTCACAGGTAGTAGTGTCACATTGCGTATGTTAGAGAACCAGTTAGAGTCTTCAGTATTCCAGCTTACTCAACTACTTAGGTGGGTAAGCGGTAAGCTAGGGAGGTTCTTAGGTTGGGATGCGTGTCAGGTCAGCCTTGGGGACTTCCGTATGATTGACGATGTTTCACAGAAGCAGTTAGTGATGCAGCTATTTCAGATGGGTATGGTCTCTAAGACTACAGTAGCTGAAGCTCATGGCATAGATGTGGCTGAGGAGAGAACTAAGATAAAGCAAGAGAACCTAGCCGATGCTCGTTTCCAAAAAGAGATGGAGCTGGACATGATGGATCTGCAGAAAGATATAAGCCAGCAAGCTAGGCAGATGGCTGCAGATCAGCAAGGTGCTGGTGGGCTTAACTACGATCAGCAAGCAGTTATAGGGCAGGCTGAGCAGATAGCTATGGAGTTTATGCAGACAGATCCAGGTACTCGCAAATCTCAACTGTCTAGTTTACAGGCCGAGGATTATGTGATGTACTCTGTTGTTATACAACGCCTGGAGCAGTTGCAACTTGACCAAAAGAATCAAGCACTACAACAAGCTCAGATGGGCCCACCCCAGATGTAACTAGGTACTTAGTATGAGCAGTGACCAAGACTTTATAACTACAATATCCCAGCTGGCGGGGAGCCAAGAAGGTCCAAGTCTACCGGACCCTTTCCCTAGTATACCTAACCCTCCCGAGGGGTTCGACCCAGAGGCTAGCCCACTGCGAACCAATTCTGTGAGCCCTGAACCGCCGACGTGGGCTAAGAAAAAAGCTAAGCAGGATTTTATACCTTATGCCAGGGTATTTGTTATTAACTCTGAGGGTAACCCTGAGTATGATAACATTCTTAGGCGTGGGGCTAACGGGGAAATTGTCCTAGCTAAAAAAGAGGTTGCGGATTTAAAAGGCTCCGCTGGCTTCAAAGTCTACTTAGAGTGGATGGAGCCTGTAGGCTAAAAAAAAGAGGGGCAGTGTTACAACTAGCCTTGCTACTACCCCTCACCCTAGTCTAAATTACCACCTTATTTCTTAGGTGGTGGTGGGCAGAGGTTTTCTAGAATCCTCGCCCAATCGATGGTGTTGTTCATCTTTTTTTCCTTCTGTGGTAGCCGTTCCGGTTGTGTGCCCTCTTGAGCTTTGCGAGCTCATCTGGGTTCACCCAACCGGAGGATAAATCTAAATAGTCACCTCCCCCACCTAAGGG